AAAGGGTGGGGTGCTGTTGAATCACTCATATGGGACATGGCTAACGCCTTAAAGGACTTAGGGCATGAGGTACAGATCATTAATACCACAGATGGTAATAAGGTTCTTTCTTCTATAAATGAGTTCAATCCAGACTTTGTGCATATTAATTATGATGACTTCATAGTTTTATATCCACACATCACACAACCAAAGGCAATGACATCACACTTTGGTTATCTGGAGAGACCAGACATGATGAACGGATATGTAAATATCTTTAACAAGTTTCAAGATATGAAACCAAATGTGTTTTGTCTTTCAGATGGGATTAAAAATATTTACAAGATCTTTAGTAGTTTTCCAGAGGAGAAACTATTTGTAACACCGAATGGTGTGAATTTAGATGCCTTTAATTTCAAAGAGAATCCAGAACATCCACATCGTAGTATGTATCTTGCGAAGGTTGATTATCGTAAGAGACAACATCTATTCCAGAACATAGATAGTCTTTGGTTTGCTGGTAATATTGTTGATGAAAGATATGATACAAAGAATAATTATCTTGGAGAGTGGTCAAAGGAACAACTCTATAAAGAACTCACAGACTATGGTAATCTAGTCCTTCTATCAGATGGAGAGGCACACTCTCTTGTAATCATGGAAGCGTTTGCTGCTGGTCTTGGTGTTGTGATCAGTGAGTTTGCAAAAGCAAATCTAGATTTAGATAAACAATTCATCACTGTCATACCAGAGAAGAAGATTAAAGATATTGAATTTGTTGAAGGTCAGATCATAAGAAACAGAGAGTATTCAATTAAGAATCGAGATGAGATTCGTGCCTATGCAAAGAAGTTTGAATGGAAGACAGTTCTTAAGAACCACTACATACCATCAATTGAAAAACTGATTGCACAAAAACCAAAAGTAGAAGTGCCTTCATACTCTGGAGAGAAGAACAAAGCTGTATATAAATTGAAGAACTTTGGCCCTCTGTATTATATTAATCTTGATGAACAACCAGAAAGAGATACAGAGATGCAATCTATGTGTAAGTATTGGGAGTTAAATCCAACTCGTGTATCTGCTTTTGATGGTCGTCATGGAAATTTAAATCATATACTTGAAGGAAGTCATGACATTGGTATTACATCAGGTGAGGTTGGATGTGTTACATCACATCTCAAGGCCATTAAACAATGGTATGAAACAACAGATACACCCTATGCAATCTTTGCTGAAGATGATGTCAGTTTTGATACTGCATTCTTCTGGCAATTTACATGGGATGATTTTGTAAAGAAACTTCCATATGATTGGGACGTGGTTCAACTTGCAATCATCAATCCAGGCGTGGTCTATGCAAGTATGCATGCTCGTTGGGTAAATGATTTCTCAACTGCATGTTATATGATTACAAGACATCATGCTAAGAAACTAATTGAACATCATTGTGTAGGAGATAAGTTTCGTTTAGATCAAGGTGTAAAACCTAGACCTGTTGCTGATGATCTCATTTATAATTGTGGTCGTACCTATGCAATACCACTCTTTCATTATAAGATTGAACTAGGATCTTCTATACATCCAGAACATATTGAAGTCTTCCATAAGGGAAGTCATCAGGGCATTCTACATCATTGGAAAGAAGAACTTGCACAGATGGAGGATCAAAGTCAGCTGTTTAATTATGATCCTTACTTGGGTCGCATTCCACCCGAATGTCAGGGAAAGTAAATACTTGCCATGATCCCGAAGAGAATGTATAATAAATACCATTACATAGAACAAAGGCCCGAAAGATCGTACCCTGCGTAGAATGTAAAAATCTTTGTCGAAAGGTTTTCCATCCGCAGGTTTTTTATTGCTTGCGAGATAACATATAAAAAAAATGTCTATTAAAACAACAATCGCAGCTGCAGCTGCCTCTCCATTCCTATTCGCTGGTGCTGCGTTTGCTGGCCCATACGTTAATATCGAAGCAAATGGTTCATACCCTGATGGTGCATATTCATCTGGTAATGTTGAAGTTCAAGTTGGTTACGAAGGAGTAACTACAAACGGAATCAACTGGTATGCATCTGTAGGCCCTACAGTTAATCACACTGAGACTGCTGGTGAATTCGGTGATGTAGAAATCGCTGGATACCTTGGTGGTGGTAAGTCACTTACAGAAAAGACTTCTGTATATGGTGAGTTATATGGTGCTTCAAACGATAACGACTTTGACGTTTCTGGAAAAGCTGGTCTTAGATATACATTCTAAGATTTAATATCTAATACCGAGACCTCTGCATTGCAGGGGTCTTTTTTTATGTTATTATAATGATATGAAAAAAATACTTGATATAATCACTCATCCTCTCACATATACGAATCTATTGATAGTAGGTTCATTGGTGATGATAGAAACATTTCACACTCATGCTCACTACAAAATGGAAATAGATGTTCATGGGTACTGCAAACAATATGAAATGAATGAACAATCAGATATTACTGAATATGAAGAAGAATATTAAGATAAGATTAAATTATATGTCAGATAAAGTATTTTTACTTATGTTCGGACATCCGAATGTAAAAAAACTTTACAAAACTTAAACTTTTATATATAATAATGTAACATAAGTTAATAATTCAATGACTACAACAACTGAATCAGGTGGAAGACAAAATATGTATCCAACTGAAACTCGTCCATACATTGACGAGAGTGCTTCATATGAAGGATACCCACAAAATGCAGAGAAAGTTAATGGTCGTTGGGCGATGATTGGTTTCGTTGCACTACTAGGTGCATATGCAACTACAGGACAAATAATTCCAGGCATCTTCTAATGGATAAAAATCATTCTTATTGGAAATATGCTGAAAAGATCAATGGTCGTCTTGCGATGCTTGGTCTAGTAATCGGTACAATTAACTACGGTCTATTCGGATGGATAGCGCCAGGTTTCTTTTAAAAAATGAAACTCAATTCACAATTCACAATTAATCAAAGGTACAAACTCATGACTCCAGAAGCAGAAAGATTTAACGGTTGGGCAGCAATGTTAGGTTTCGTAGCAGCAGTCGGTGCATACGCAACAACAGGCAACATCATTCCTGGCATATTCTAATGAATAACAAGGACATCTTCCAGAAGGCCATTGGCCGTCCAGCGATGATGGGTTTCATGCTTTTATGTGGAACCTATTTGGTAACAGGACAACTTATTCCAGGCATCGTATAATGAACATTCAGAACCAAAATCCTAGTAAGGAAAAGATTGTAGCAGAAAGACTTAATGGTGCTGCAGCAGTCATCGGATGCATCGCATTAATAGGTGCATATCTTACAACAGGTCAAATTATACCTGGCTTCGTGTAAAATGACAGGTTTAGAACCAAGTACAATTACACCTTTTCAAGCAATTTTATGGGCATTCTACCCGATAGGTGCCCTAGTATTTTTAGAATTATTTCTACGAGCCTTCAACGGTGACGATGACGACGACGATGAAGGCGGTGGAGTAATGACCCCAGTATATCAAGGAGCATAATGTATCACATTTTATTCACATCAGTAGTAGCACTTTACATCGTCACAGGTGTAGGTAACATAGCATTCGCCTAGAGCGAAAGGTCTTTTCACTTTTATCCCTCAATCCAAAAAGCATGAAGAAAGTATTTTTTAGTCCATACTACCCATTAATAGAGTTTGGATTTTTTGTTGTCGTAGGAACAGCAGCAGGCATGGCAGGTTTAGTATGAAACCTTTTCCATTTAAATATGTTCCATATTGGTTCTTTACATCTATAGTTCTTGCCACATTGCAAAGTGTTAGTTAGTATGTTAGAAGATGATAAATAGTTGGACATAATAATATAATTATGGCTGACGAAATTAAAGAAGAAAAGAAAGAGGAACCGAAAAAGAAAGGTTTCTTTAGTAAATTAAAAGAGGCATCTGAAGATAAAGAGGAGCAGATGATGATCCTCTCCACCTTTGTCCGTCTTGGAATTCTGGTTTGGAGTGGAGCGATACTCACACTTGCATACGTTGAGTTACCAGAAGCTCTGAAGATACCAAAACAAGATCTTGATCCGACATTCATAGCATCAGTTTTTACAGGCGTGCTGGCCACATTTGGCGTCACAACATCTAAGAGAGGAGCTCAAGGTGGTGGATCTAGTGGAGGAGTAAGTAAAGGTGATATGGAGAAGTTAATTGCAGCAGCATCACAAACTGCCCCTGCACAAACTATTCGTATTGAACAAGCACCAGTACAAATTGTACCTAACAAAAAAGATTAATTAATTTTTAATTATGAATAAATGGATTGGAGTAAGTTTGGGAACCCTAGTAGGGATATCCCATATTGGGATGATAGGACTACTTGCAACTAGAAACAATAACAAGTTGCCAACATTAAACATACCAGTCGGTAATTATACAACATACCAAGCCGAAGTAACAGAAGAAGGATATAAGATTGCATATAAAGCAAATGATCCTAAAGTAATGATTACTACGGAGGATGTGAAGAAAAAAGGTGGCTTTCTGGGATTGGCCAATAACACGACTCAAAGAATTGTTGAATACACAATGGATGGTGCAAAGCATCACGGTGGGCCAGTATCAACCCCAACATCATGGATTGATCCGTCTGCTCAAGGACAAGGAAACCAACCCAGTGACAAAACCATCGCTTGCATCAAAGCAATCGGAGGAGGAGAAAACACAGGACGTTTGGTTGGCACTAGTATTGGTACTGCTGCCGCTCCTGCTGTTAGTGGGATTCCTTTTGTTGGCTGGGTGGCTGCTGGTTGGATAGCAATGTTTGGTGGTAATCAGGGTGCTGAAGTTGGTGGAAACATGACTGAGAGTATGAATAAGAATTGTTAGTGATCCCTCATATTCATGCGTATTTTTACCTAGTGTGTTATAATAAATAATAATGTACTGGAGTTGAAACTATCATGTCCCACTACGAACTAGGTTGGCACGATCAAAAAAACGAACACCATGAAATTGGTGAATATGCGGAAGATGCATTTGAAGCAGTAAGACACGCAAGAGAGGATGTTCCGTATCTACAGGATCATCCTTTTTCTTTGGATTCAATTATTAAGGTAGAATAATGAAAGACTTACCAATTAAATCAGCAACCATTTTATTTGGATTAATCTGCATAGCAGTTTATACTTCCATCAATTATGCATATGTAGTATGAATACGATACCAATGTGGTTTTACTATACTGTAATCAGTATGGGCATCATGGTATTTGTTGCATTTGGTCTCATTCTTTTAGGTTCTCTTTAGATTTCAATATAAATATCTATTGGGAGCATATAAGATCTTATGAAAAATAATATCAACATTGGATCATCAATAACCGTACCAAGTTTTGTCTTGTGGTTCATCTTTGGATCATGGTTAGGAGTTAATTTTTTAATTATTATGACTCTCATATCAAACTACAAAACGATAGGTTAATTATAACTACATAGTATATACTTATCAATACTATTAGTAAATGTTATCAACGCAATACCGTCTTCGACTTGAAGGAATCTGTAAAGCAATCGCTGCTGGTACAGAAGTAAGTATGACCGATATGATATGGGCACAAAAATTAGCAAAGGCAAATACCTCTGCAAGAGGTATGCTAAATCAGGCTCGTCGGATGAGTACAGATCCAGATGAGTCTTTTTTGAATAACTTGAACATAGGAGACCCCGATTCAAGTAATCATCGCAGGGGTTTTTATAAACCAGAAGATGTAGTAGATTGGTTTCACCAAGAAAGATCAGATGACTGGAGGCAAAGAGACTAATGAACGGAAGACTAGACAAGGTTGCAATGACCAATAAACTGATGCAACTTAAAAGAGAATTACACTACAAATGTGAAATCGGAGAGAAAGGAGAATGGGAGTGTAATGGTGCGAACGAATATCTAAACAAAACGCTAGATGTACTGGACGAATTCTGGCAATGACAGGATATGATTGGCATGTCTTAAGAGACATACCCACCCCTCATGGTAGTGGTAAGACACCCATGTATGCGAACATGGGTAAGATGTGTAAACCAGACCCAAATCGCAAGAGAGAATATCCTCACTTGTATGCTGTCTTTTGTCTTGACTCACACAACACCAGTTACTTTTACATCAGAGAGGATGGTACATACTACTGGTTACATTGTCGTAAGGATAAAGATGATCTTGAAGTAGACGCACATAACATACAAATAGATTTGTTTGGTGAACCTGTTCTATCTAATGAGTGGGTATTGAAGGAAATACTATGACAGTAGTTCATAGTGTGAATATTATGATCTTTATACTTGTAATGGTGGTATCATGTTACATCTACTATATACTTCGTATGGCTTACATGGAGATGGATAATGGGAACAATGACCCCACCAAATAGGAAGAGTTGTTATAACTTCCGAGTGATAGAAATTAACAAGGTGCTTGACGGAGATACAATTGATGTTACAATAGACTTAGGATTTGATTTATATAAAAAAGAAAGAGTCCGTATAGCTGGAGTTGATACGCCAGAAAAAAGAACTAGAAATTTAGAGGAGAAGGCACTTGGAATCGATGCAACAAACTGGCTCAAGGGTAAGCTTGAAGGTGCTATTATTGGTGATGATGATCTTGTTATCCGTACTGAGTTGGATGGGGGTGTCGGGAAGTATGGGCGTCTTCTTGGCTGGTTATACATTGGGGATAGCAACTTCTCTCTCAATGAAGAAATGATTGGAGAGGGATACGCCTGGCCTTATGATGGTGGCACAAAACAAAAAGACTTTGAAGAATTAAGAGAACTTCGGAGAGCTCGTGGAACGCTCACTGAATAACGGATTATGTCCAGAGTGTGATGCACACTGGATAGATGGGCAGCTATACTGGTCAAATGGAAAGGAGGGTTGCCCTCATGACCTTGCTGGGTTAGTATGTAATCAGATCTTTAAATATAATCATAGTGGAGTGGTCAAATGTATCAATCCATGTATAGGTTCTGATAGTGGTCAAACATGGCAACACAGAACCGATCTAAATAATGACAACAATTAAAAATTATGTTACAGAAAATTGTCAATGGAATCGCTATTGCTAGTGGTGTTGTATCTCTCGCCGTCGTGGGTACTGCTGGTTATGTATATGTACGGAAGGATGCAATCATCGAGGACGTTAAAAGTAAGGTCATAGAATCAGTTCTACCAAGTGT